GTCTAACTTCTCTTTATCGCTCATCTCAATCCGTTTCACATAAGCCGAGTTGCCAGAGCAGAATTTGCCCTGCCCCACCCTAAGCCACAGCCCGACTTCCTCGTACACGTCAAGGATAGTGCCTTTCAAAACAGTGTAAAGAACAGGGTACTGAGTACTTGCACCACTTCGGATATACAAGCCTGCGCAGATAACCTCTACTTGATAGATAGTCTCTTCTGCAACCGGTGGCTGATAAACTTCGCCAATCCAGTTTGCGAAATCCTGTTTCGTGCCAGCAAAGTAATTCAAATCAAGTCTGTCTGCAAACCCACTCAAATAACCTGAACTGGTATATTGCCACATTTTCCATTCATTCCAGTTATAAGGCAACGCAGGACTTGAAACACCATAATTCGCAACCCACAAGTCAAAGTCAATATAACTCGTGTTTCCCATTATCGTCTGCCAAGCATACTTGCCTGTGTAAATCGTTTTAGGAACTCCAATCAGTATTGCAACATTCTCAACATATGAATCAACCACCTGCCTTGTGAGTGCTGTTCCAGAACGTGTATCTTCAATGTCAGGATGGATACCAAGTTTCAATTCCTTGCCTTCAATTGCATTCTTAAACATTTGCGCCTGTTCAAGCGGTGAGTAGTTTCCAATTATGTAATGATAAGCGCCGACCGGTTTTCCTCTCTTAGTAGCTTCCTCATAATACCAGTCGAACAAAGTATCCTTCCAGATACCATACATTCCTCTGAATATGAATCCATCTACTTCTGCACAGAGTAAATCCCAATCAATATCAGTGCCTTGCCAATAGCTCATATCTGTCAGCAAAACATCCGTTTGAGTGAGTGACTGCAAGCCTAATGTCCTTGTCATAACATTCATCACGCTATGGCTTGTGAACTGTCTCTGCATTCTTGACAGTTGCATCTCTGGCGTTACAAAATTAGTTGGTTTCGGCATTTCTACTCCTTACATTCCTAAACTGTGCATAGCTATTGTAGCGGATACCGGATTATCAAATCCAGTATAGCCACTCAATCTCATATCCGTATCATTTGTCATGACTTGCAATTTCACCAAAGTTTCACCATCGGCTCTTAGACTTCCAATATAGTGCATTATGCCAATTTGCTTGCTTTCCTTGTTAAACATATCAGCAGATTGCAGACATCTTGCTTCGACCCAAGTACTGCCTAAGTCAGTAGAATATAAAATCCTTGACGCCACAAGAATTTTAGCATTTGCAAGTCCTATATATTCAGGATGCAAACAACCACCAACATAAAACAAATCGGTTGAATTAGCGATAACGATAATTGACTTGTCCTCGCCTGCACCACCTTCATCATAATAGCTGATTGCGCCATTGCACTCGTTGGCGATTTTCGTATCCCAAGTTAAGTCATACCAAGTATTTGTATCCAAGAACGTATAATCCTTCGACAAATGCGACTTCCAACTTATCAATCCGAATGGTCTTTCCCATACCTTCAACCTTTCGATATCACGCTTCATTCTCTCAATTTCTAATATCAGCCTTTGCTCATTCATAGCTCACCTCGCAAATAGATTGTAAGGTCTTCACCCTTATCCTGACTGAATGACATACTGACACTTGACACGTGACTATCAACTTGAAAGCCCAAAGCCTGAACAGTCAAAATATCACCAAATCCATATTCGATACCATAACGCATACCGGGAATATCAACAAGCTTTCCAGTCATAATCTGCTTGGGTTTCTTCTCTGCAAGCTCAGCATCGCCTTCGGCTTCTAACGATTCCTGTAACTCTAAATCTCTGGCATCCTTAAAATACTCTCTCCTATTCCATTTTGAACTGGCTATCCTTGCGCTATCAGACCTTTCTACAACAAGCCTTTCTGCACCTTCGCCTTGCCCACCGACATACACATAATTCCTTTCATCATTGTGCAAAGTAGCATAACTTGCTTCAAACAGGTTTCCATAATCACGACCTACTAATCGCATATCACCTGAATCTCTTCCGTGATTGATTCCTCTCTGGTTGATAAAAGTCTGAAACTCAAATACTCCTAACTGTGTTCTTACGACATCAAACGCCAAGTATGTTCCGTTGGTTGTAGACGCTTCGGCAATCTCCTGACAGACTTTGAGAACGTTCCTTCTGGCAAACGCCTTGCTCATAGACGGTGCTTGACTTAAGTCCGGTGCTACTCCAAGCTTATATCTATCGCCTGCTGTTCCTAACTGTTCAGTAACCACTTCTTTCATCATATCGTCAGCGTAGTCAGTTTTATCCGCTTCATCACTTCCGGCATAGTTGGCAACGATAGCAGTATCTAACAGCCAGTTAGCATCATAAGCCACAATCTGCGCAAAGTCTTTACCGCTTGAATCGGTGTAAAATCGCCAATCCTGAACAAAGTAAGCTGTATCATTTTGCAATTCCAAACTTGACGCCTTTTCACGCCATATTTCCAGAATATCCCCGACCTTAAAATCCTCATACTTCCAGCGAGCCAATGGCAAAGTGAGTATCATCGTGCCAATCTGGTTTTCGCTTCTTGCGTATTCAAGCTTATGGAATGACTGAATGACATACTTTCTATTGCCATAATCAGTAAGCCAATCAACTTGATAACGAGCAGAGTTAAGAGTCATACTTAGCTCCTTCTATATTCCAGAACTTAGGTTGCCAGAACATAATGCCAGCTGAATTGCTATCTGTACCAGAAGGCATGAACACGCTGATTGCATTATTGTAATTCGGTCTTAGATAGAAGTTTCCATAATCAGAGCCAGCTTGAATATAGTGCATAATGTTTCCACGCCAGCTTGATTCAAACCTTAAATTGTTCGGGTCAAACCACATATTAATCCACTCGCCTGTCTGCAAGGTCAAGCCATCAAATAATACCTGCTTGTTCGTTGAGTAGTTGATTATTGATTGCAATACACCCGGACCGTGAATCTGAATGAAGGGATAGACATTGGCGTTTCCAACAGTTGGATTTGCATTCAAAGCTACCACACCTGTAACTACATTTTCATCTGGGTCTTCTGCATCTGTAGAAAAATCACCACCTAAATATAATGAATTATCTGAGCCGATTAGTAAAGAATAAACTATTCCATCACCGGGCAGGTCTATATCTAAAGCTTGCCAAGCTCCATTTTTCCATCTTGCTATTCTATCTGATAGTGTTACACCTCCAGCGATTGTGAATTCACCTGCCGCATAAACTCCACCAGCGCTTGGGCACAATAGTTTATAAACTGGAGCATTCATACCTGTTCCTAAAGCATAATAACTGCTACCATTCCACCCAACAATATAATCGGCATTCGCAATACCGCCAGCATTAGTGAATAAACCACCAATGATTAAATTACCAGCCGAACTAAAATCTATAGAAACTACTCTGTTATTAAGCTCTATTCCACTATCAGCATTAGGTTGCCAAATAGGTTCAAATGCACCATCCCAAAAGCAGATATAATCACCATAAGTGCCATCTGCATTTGTAAACTGCCCACCAATATATAAAACGCCAGCAGGTGATTCCTTCATACAATAGACTGCCGCATTTAAGCCTGAGCCAAGCTCTAACCAGTCAGCAGAGGCTTCAACATCAAAATAAATAATATTCCGAACAACAGTAGCCCCAATATAACCTATAAATCCACCTGCTACTATAACACCAGATTGCCTGATGACTATAGCTCGGATATAAGGCGTACCGCCATCAACACCAAGCAAAGAAGTGCCCACCTGTGAATAGACAGGTGTAGTAGTTGGGGCTGATATTTTAGCTATAAAGCTTGCATTAGTAACACCACCAGCATCTATAAAAGACCCACCTATATATAAATCACCATTAGCATCAAAAGCCATTGTATAAACGGCAGCATTTATAGCAGGTCCGCTTGCGCCATCATCCCCTACAGCTTTCCAAGTATTGCCATCCCACATAGCCAGATAGTTTGCATTATTATCACCACCAGCATTGAGAAACTCACCGCCTGCAAATATGTAACCATTCGGTGCTTCTGCAATACAATGAACAATCCCAGTAAGTCCATCTATCAAACTCTCATAAGCCGCACCAGTCCACTCGCACCAGTTTCCATCGGCATCTCTTTTGGCTATAAATTCAGCCTCAAACTCTGCATACAATTCCAACTCCGTGCCTTCTTCAAACTGACCGTCAAACAACCCACTCGGAACTGTGAATACCAGTGTGTCCTTTTGAAACACTGGCAATGGTGGTGTATCAACGTGGCTTGGTTGGAATGCACAAGTGATTTCCACCGGATGCGTAGCTTCGTTGCCATTAGCATCAAAACCTTGATATACCAGCTTCATAGGCTGACCTTCCAACATATCCGGTCTACAGGCTTCAAGGATGGTATTTCGATTAGTCTGCATATCGCCTTGATTATCACCCCAGTAAGCCAGTAATAGCGTGACGTTTCTTGACTTTCTGATATGCTGTTGGTAGTAATCACCGCCATTCGCCATCGGTGTCATTAGCTGTTCAAACTGACCCATACCAAAGCCATAAACCGATAAGACCTTTGCGTAGTCATTGATACAAAGCAAACTACCGCCTGAACGTGTTAAACTTGTCCTGACGGATGGACTGTTCCGCTTTAGTCCTTGCCAGTAATACTCTAACTCACCTGTTCCAAAACCGCCCATATATCCGTGAAAGAATGTCGTGGCACTTGACAACTGCTCATACTGAAAGCCATCCACATAGAACGGTTGTGTGCTTGCAACCGCATCACGAGTAACCCATAACTGATAGTCTGTGGCTGTTTCTGTTCCTAAATGAGTAACCTCAATTCTCTGCCAGTAGCCTGTTGCTGTGAATGTCTTGGTTGCTTTAGCAACACCTGCTCCAGTCTTTATCACAATCCGCATAGCTTGACCGGCATAACCTTTTACGTAGACCGAGAAAGTGTAATTCAAGCCATCAGTCATTGGCATATTATCCCAATAGACGCTTGAAGCCACTCCAGTTGCAGTATTCACCTTGCAGGAATAAGCACCCCACCGGGACTCTGTTTCCTCTAGCTCTATGGTTACTCCAGCCCCATCCTCAGTCAGATAGTCAATCCCTTCCGGCGTAGCAAGCGTTGGATTTTCACAGTAATTGACACTGGCTTGCGGAACTACTATCCAGAACTTCATTTCTTCTAAATTAGGTATAGTCATTAGACTCCAATCGACTGCAACAACTCGAATGCCATAGCCACATCACCTGCGCTTGCGGTTGTCGGCATCGTTAAGTTGTAGTTGTAAGTATTACTGACCGGGTTCGTCATTCCATAAGGCTCGGTAAAATCTCTAAGCCTTGAATGCGGAATGATTTCACCATCAACTCTTGGCACAAATAACTCA